CACTCCACCAACTGAGGATAAATATTTGTGGATTGCCAAAGGTATCAAAGAATCTGCACCAGAAAACGACGCAGAAGATGATGACGTTGCTTACTTTGACGGTGATGGTACGAAAGAAAAAATCATCACTTCTAAATCTCGTGGCCGTTCATTCGAGGGACACCGTGATTACGACGATAAAGCTCAAAACTTCGTCGTTGAGAAAGAAGATGCCGTAGCTGATGATCTCGTTGTTTGGTACAAGGAAGTAGTTCCAAACGGTAAATATTACAAAGAAGGTCTTGCTCGACTTTCTGAAATTGAAGTCGGAGACGGTGAAGCTTCAGAGCTTGAAACAATCAAGTTCCAAGTTAACTGGTCACGTACTCCAGAAAAACATGAAGTCACTTCATCACCAGCCGCAGCCGCTGGCACTGGTTCTGAAACTTCTGGACGTACAGCCCGTTCTGGTGCTTCATCAGAAACTGGCACACCAGTAGTCGGAGGATAACCTAACTAAATAAAATAAGATAAGACAACTAAGAGGGTGGGGTTTAGCCCTTACCCTCTTTTTTTTCGTATTAAAGGAGAATAACAAACATGGTAGTAATTAAAAAACGTAGCAATGTCATCCCAGTAGATTTTGGTGAGTTCCAACTTAATTTTCCATTATCAGATAGCAATCTAAAACGTATGGAAGAAGTCGGTAAAGATTTGGAAGCCAAAAGCATGATTATCCAAGACACAGACAACAAAGAAGCCATTGATGCGTCAAAGGGTTTTATTGAAGATGCTTTCAAACAAATCTTTGACGATGAAGAAGCGTTTAAACTTGTCTATGCGTTTGCTGGTGAATCAACAAGTATCGCCATGTTCTATCTGATTGAAACTATCAACGGTATTCGTTCTGAATTTGAGAATCAAAACTCAAAGGCAGCCTTCGATAAATATTTGGCTGAGTAATCATGTTAGACCTATCACGAAAACTAACGGATAAGTTAGTTATTGATGATAAAGAGTACGCCCTGGACCTCTCATTTAACAATGTCCTAAAGCTTTTTGAAATGTGGAGGGATGAGGATGTTCCAGAGTATGTCAAGCCGCATTTTGGCATTCGTATCTTGACTGGTGAGACCTTGGAAGATTTCACCGTGGAAGAAATGACAGAGATATTCAACGAGGTTTTCGAGGAACACATAAGCTTGTCAGAGGTTGAAGACAACCATGTTGAGTATGACTTGGCAGGAAATCCCATGAGGACCACTGCAAGCGATGAGCCAAAGGAGAAAGCACCTTATGACATACGTTATGACGGTGACTATATCTATGCGTCATTCTTGCAAGCTTACGGCATTGATCTATTCGATGTTCAAGGAAAACTCCACTGGAAGAAATTCAACGCTCTACTTTCTGGACTTCCAGAGGGTACGAAATTCATGGAAGTTATCAAAATTCGGAAATGGAAACCGCAAAAGGGCGACTCGGCAGAATACAAAGAGGAAATGCGTAGGCTTCAGAAGGATTATGCTCTTCCTAACGACACAATCGTTGATGAAGAATACGAAGAAGAATTTTAGAAAGGAGGGATAATCTATGGCAGATGGTACAGTCACCATCAAGGCGTTATTTGATGGAAAGGACGCTGAGAGTGGGGCTAAACGTATCAAGGGAGCTTTGGAAGGCTTGAAAGGTTCAGCTGGTAAGGTTGGTTCGGTCTTTAAGTCTGTCCTCGGTGCAAACCTAATCGGTGGTGCTATCATGGGCGGTATTAGTGCCCTTGGTAATGGGATGAAATCTATGGTAGGCGAGCTTAACAGTTCTACCAAAGCGTGGAAGACCTTTGAAGGCAACATGCAACAGATCAACATGCCTACCGACCAGATTAAACAGGTTAAAGGCGAGTTGCAGGACTTTGCGACCAAGACCATCTATTCAGCGTCCGACATGGCCTCTACCTACTCTCAGTTAGCAGCGGTTGGAACGAAGAATACAACCGAGCTTGTAAAGGGCTTTGGGGGTCTTGCAGCAGCGGCAGAGAATCCACAACAAGCTATGAAGACCTTGAGCCAGCAAGCGACACAAATGGCTGCTAAGCCTAAAGTCCAGTGGCAAGACTTCAAACTTATGCTAGAACAAACGCCTGCCGGTATTGCGGCGATTGCGAAAGAAATGGGCATGAGTACCGCTGAAATGGTCCAAGCAGTCCAAGACGGCAAGATTAAGACAGAAGACTTCTTTGACGCCATTGCTAAAGTCGGTACTAACGACACTTTTAGCAAGATGGCCACAGAGTTCAAGACCGTTGACCAAGCAATCGATGGTATGAAAGAATCTCTTGCTAACAAGTTGATGCCACAGTTTGAAAAACTCAATCAGATTGGTATCAAGGCAGTTGTTGGGCTCACCGATGCACTTGAAGGCATTGACATCAACGGCATTGCTGACAAGATTGGCAGTGGCTTGTCTTCCTTATGGAAAGGCTTCACGAATACTGGAGCTTTGCAAAACCTGGGTGCGACCTTTACTTACATTTCAAGCTCTATCCAACAGCTATTCAGCAAAATCGACGGGAACAAGCTCATGCAGGGCATCGGGTCGGTGTTTGGTGATATCGCTAACGGCATTTCACAAGCTTTGAATATCGCCACCACCTCGGTTAGAAGCTTTATCACTTCATTCGCTGACACAGGAGCGTTTCAATCGTTTAAAGCAGCGGTGCAAGATACTTGGAACGCTCTTAAAACTATCGGTTCCTCATTCGGTGAGGTCCTCGGTAGCTCACAAATGCAGTCAATCATTGCAGGTATTGGCTCAGCTCTTGGAACGCTAGTTAGCTGGATATCTCAAGTCATTTCAGCAATATCTAGGTTTATTAGTGCAATACCACCGGGCATCTTAAACGGAATCACCAGCGGCATTTTAGCAATGGTAGCAGGGTTCATGACTGCCAAGGCCGGTATTTCTGCCGTTAGTGCTGCATTGAGAGGGCTTGACTTTATCAAGAGCCTTAACCCATTCAAGAAATTTGGGGCGGATGCAGCGGCAGGGACAGCAGAGGCGGCTAATAGCACTAGACGCTCTAAATCAACGATCACTCAGCTATTTAGTGGAATGTCAAACGTTATCAAGTCTTCTGGTAATGCAATCAAAGGAATCTTAACGGCTATATTCAAGGGTATAGCTGAAACTTACAAAGGTTTTGGCCAAGGGATGAAATATGTTTTGCAAGGCCTTAAAGGATTGAATCCAGCAACCTTGCTTTCATTCGGTGCTGCCGTAGCCGTTGCCGCAGTCGGAATCGGTGCAGCGATTGCATTGATCGTAGCTTCGTTCTCACTACTAGCAAGCCACGCTAGTGGGGTTTCTCAAATTATCGGTTCTATTGGCTCAGCTTTTGGAACTGTTGTTGAATCTATCGGTAAAGCGGCAGGAACTATCGTTGAAGCGTTCGGAACTGCATTCGCTACAGTCGTTACAGCAGTAGGGCAAGCGGCTCCAGGGCTTGCACGTTTAGCACCGCTAGTAGTTGCGGTTGGTGCGGCTATTGGTCAAGCTGCCCCAGCCATCACGGCATTTGGCAACGCTTGGACATCCATTTTAGGAACTATCCCAGGCATTATCAGTGCTTTCAGCGGTTTGGCTACCGCTCTAGGTTCTGCAATCAGTGCAGTAGCTACCGCTATCACTCCGATTGTTCAAATTATCAGCAACACTATCACGGCAGTAGCACAAATCATCGCTAACGCTATCGTGGCAATCGCTCCGGTTATCTCGAATTGCATTGTCCAAGTTGCTCAAGTAATCGGTCAATTTGGACCACAGATTGCAATGGTTTTGCAAGTGATTGTCCAAGCTATTCAAGCAACGGCACCAGTCATTATGACCTTGATTCAAGGGATTGTGACAGTCGTTCAGACAATGGCACCGGTTATTAGTCAAGTGATTTCTGCCATTGTTACAGTCGTTCAAACTCTTGCACCGATCATTAGCCAAATCATTTCAGCTATTGTGACAGCTATCACTCAAATCGTACCTATCATCACAGCGATTGGTGGTGTGATTAGTGCTGCATTTAGTGGCATTGCATCGGTTGTGTCAGCCGCTGGAATGGCTATCGCTACCGCCGCAATGGGTATCGGTACGGCTATTAGTACGGCTCTTAGTGGTGTGGCAAGTATCATTAGTGCTACTGGTTCCGCTATTGGCGCAGCCTTGCAAGGAATTGCTAGCGTAGTGCAATCAGTCGGGACTTCTATCGGTACAGCGGCTCAAGGTATCGGAAACGGTATCAAATCAGCGTTTGAAGGTATTTCAAGCGTCATTACATCAGCCGGCAGTGCAATCAGTAGTGTATTGAATAGCTTAGCTAATGTGTTTAACTCAATCGGTACCGCAGCGCAAAAGGCTGGTAATGGATTCAATCAACTTGCCAATGGTGTCGTTAAGATTACCAATACCAATCTTGCGGACATGGCTGCATCTCTTGCAGCGGTTGCCAAGGGGGTTGGTTCTATCGGTGATAATTCAGCGGGACTTGCCACAGCGGGTACTGGCATGAAGAACCTTGGCGACGGCATGAGTAAGGTGTCTAGCTCAGCGTCTAGCGCTGTATCTGGATTGACATCATTCTCAAGCACGATTACAAGCATTCAGTCATCATTCGCTAACTTACAATCATTGTTGACTACGGCAGGAACAGCGTTCAGCACGTTCTCTAGTCAAGCTAGTCAATCGCTTGCTGGGTTAACTGCTATTGTAGCCCCTATCACAGCGTTTAGAACGCAAATCATGACACTAGCACCAGCATTGATGGTTGCTGCGACTGGTTTAACTCAGTTCAGTACCGTTTCAATGTCATTGACTGCTAGCATGACTTCTATCAGCTCAAGCATGACTATGTTAACTACTAGCTTAACTATGTTAGCTACTCAGTTGACTATGATCACTACGAGCATGACCATGATGTCAACTAGCTCAACCATGCTAGGTACTAGCTTAACGCTTGTAGGTACTCAGTTCACAATGATTGGTACATCACTCATGATGCTTAACAGTCAATTTATGATGTTTGCAAGCAGTTTGATGCAAATGACTTCACAACTCATGATGGCGGGCTCAGCAGTGACCATGTTTGGTGCTCAACTCATGACTGCTCAGACTGGTTTCAGCATGGTTTCCATGATGGCTACTATGGTTTCTAGTCAGCTTGCTATGCTTGCTAGCTCAGCACAAATGGCTGGAGCTGGACTTGCAATGGTAAGTGCTCAAGTCATGATGTTAGCTAGCGTATTCGCTACCGTGGGAGCGGCTGCCATGACCTTGCAGGCTACAATGATGTCATTAGGCATGGCAGTAAGTGCAGGCATGATGTCAGCGGTTCAAGCGGTAACGTCCGGAGCTATGCAAATGACGGCTGCTCTACGTTCGAGCGGAATGCAAATGGTTGCTAGCACGCAAGCCTTCATGAATCAGATTGTTTCAGTGGTCCGCAATGGTATGAATCAAGTGGTTGCGGCTATTCGTGCCGGTGGTGCTCAAATGGTATCAGCTATGCAAGCAAGCGGTCAGCAATTAGTTGCCGTTACGCAAGCAGCCGTTAACCAAGCGGCAGCCGCTGCCAGAGCGGGATATGGAGCGTTCTTCTCAGCAGGGGCTTACATGGGTCAAGGTCTTGCCGCTGGTCTTAACTCAGCTCTTGGAGCAGTTACAGCAGCAGCTAACGCCTTGGTGGCACAAGCAGAGCGTGCAGCTCAAGCCAAAGCCAAGATCCACTCACCATCTCACCTTTTCCGTGACCAAGTCGGTTGGTATATCGGTCTTGGTATCGCTCGAGGAATCGACGAATCAGCACCAGAGGTAGCTAATAGCCTTGATTACATCCGTGACCAAGTCAACGGGTTCAACGTTCGAGCTAATGCAATGTTGACTGGTGCCACTTCGAACATGGCAAGTCAGCTTAAAATGGAAGTCTTGCGAGATAAAACCCCAGACGCAACGATTTCAGCACGTCAAGAAGCCTACGCTGCACATTCAGCAGGCTTGCTTGGTGATGTTATCGACGCATTGGGAGACCTCAAGGAGCAAATGGCACAAGGTCAAAACATGGTATTAGACACTGGTGCGTTGGTTGGTGGCACGGTCAACAATTTCAACAGTGCTATCGACACAATTAAAACACTGAAAGGACGTCACAGATTATGATTACTAAAATCAAAGAATATATAGCGTTTGGCGATTTTAATAGTCGTGACGCTGGTTGGTACCTACAAAAACGTGAAGCACCAACACCGGATGAAAAAGAAATCGTTGAATCTATCCCCTTCATGCAAGGGGTTCTCGACTTCTCTAGTGTTCTGGGTGAGCGAGTCTTTGAACCAAGAGAAATTACATACGAGTTTAAACTACCGTTTACGGAGTATGAAGACCGCAAGACGGCAGAGCGTATGATTAAGTCTCAAATGGTTACTAAAACGGAACGCAAGCTATTTGATACGCATGACCGACGCTATTACTGGATGGGTAAGATTAAGCACATCAAAGTAGCTGACGATCCTATCAAAAAAAATCTGGTAGCTACCATCACATTTAAGTGCTATCCGTTCGCCTTTCATGAAAATGAATACTTCGACGATGTGTGGGACACTTTTGATTTTGAAAGTGATGATTCAACATGGACTAAATGGCAACTTGGATATACGAAATCAGAAAGGACAATTTACTTTGTTAATTCTGGTGATACATCTATCAGTCCGGTCATTTATTGCGATGAAGATATCACGCTTACCGATTCAGAAGGGGTTATTTACAATTTGAAACGTGGTGAAAACAGGGAGTTTGCATTGACACTTTATCAAGGGATCAATTATTTCAAAGCTAAAGGCAACGGCACGATTGCCATGCATTTTAATAACGAGGTGATAGCATGAGTGCAAGCGGTAAAATCGAAGTATTTAACATCAGCCACACGGGCTATGCTGTCAAGGTTTCAAATCTCAGAAA